GGGGAGGTGGCCATGCGTGAGGGAGACCTGATGACAAAGGGGGTGGCAGGCGGTCCGGTCCATGGGGTTTTTGGCGTGGCGGCCAGTGGCGGCGGGACAGTCCAGGGGGAGGTGGCCGTGGCCAGTGGCGGCGGACCAGTACACGGGGCGGCCAGTGGCGGGGGGGACCTGGGCGTGGGCCAGGACTGGCAGCGCGCGGGGACCTATCACTGGCAGGGGCCGGGCGGGACTCAGGTGTCGGCCTGCCAGGTGGCCGGCGGGACGGTCCTGGCTGGAGGTCTGGGACTGGCTGGAGGGCCTTGCCTGGCTGGAGGGCCTGGCCTGGCTGGAGGGCCTGGCCAGGCTGGGGCGGGGCGCTCGGGTGAGCCGTCAATGATCTGGAAGTTCTCGGCCTGGGGGCCGGTCGAGCAACCGGAGTTGAGCTATTGGAAGTGGCGTTCGGCGAAGGCGCATCAGATGCGGTATGAGCGGGGCCAGGAGACGCCGCAGCGGCGGTCCTGGCTGGGGGTCTATTCCACGGCGGAGGCGGCCCGGGCGGCCTGCCTGGCCTGGCTGGCGGGGTGGAATGAGGCGGTAACGGTCAATGACGAGGAGGTAGCGGCATGAGGGCGGTATTGATCGAGGTTGACCACAACGTGACGCCGCCCTGCTGGTATGCGGGCCTGGCGGGTCAGCGACTCTGGTGCCAGGAGGCGCGCGAGATGATCGTGAGCGATGGCTGGCTGGTGTTGCCTGGCCAGGGCATTGCCGATGGCCATAACAATGTGATCCTGGCGGAGCATGCGTGGAACGTGCGCGAGGGGGAGGTGGCCCTGCTCCTGGTGGAGGTGGAGCCGATGGCCAGGCAGCCAAACCTGTCGCTGGCGGGCGGTGGACGGGTGGGCGAGGCTGGCTGGGGCAGGTAGAGGGGGCGAGCGTGAGCGATGTCTTGTCCGAGACGGCCCAGGCGTTGATCGCGGCGGGCCTGGACGCGGGCCGGGTGCGGGAGGTGATCCGCGAGCAACGGGCGCGTTGGGGCGGGGCGGCGGTCTATGTGCGGGCGATCGATCGGGATGAGCGGGAGGGGGCGATCCGCCAGGCGGTGGCCCAGGGCGTGAGCCTGCGACGGGCGGCCCAGGAGGTGGGGTGCAGTGACGATACGGTAAGGCGGGTGCAGGCCCGTTCAGGGGGCTGCTGGGCGGGTGGCGCTTAGTGTAGAGGCGGTTGGCGCTCCAAGGCGTCCATCTGGCGGAAGTAGTAGAACTCGACGAGGGGGATGGCGAACTGACGGGCCAGGGTGCCGACCATCAGGCCGCCGACGGGATCAGGCAGAAAGACGACCTCGGCCACCTGATCGGAGATCAGGGTACAGAGGGTGCGTCCATCCAGGGTGGGGTCTTCAGTCTCGACGTCAACGTCATGGCGTCGGAGGACCGTCAAGACATCCGCCAAGGGCAGGCGACCTTCAAGGTCGCGGTCCTGGGGATCTTCAGGCGGCAGCCGCATGGGTCTGGTGGCTGGCCTGCAAATAGACGATACGGTCGAAGGGTAGCTGGGTCAGGGCGCCTTGAGCGGCGGTCAGATCATGCGTGGTGACCATGCCGAGGTGGTAGGCGTGTTTGGCTTGTAGGGGCTTCCAGACGGCCTCAGGGGCAAAGCGCAACAGGCGGTCGATGGTCTGGAACCGGCGGAGATGAAGGTGAACGGTTTCGGCAAGGCCACGTTCGAAATACCACTGGGCATCGTCTAGGGAGGATCCGCTGGCGGCATAATCAATCTCGATGCCTTGGGCTAACCATTCGCCATCCTGTTCAAACATCAGGACCCGGAGGGTGCCGAAGGCGACGAGGTGCTCGCCGTCGGGATTGCTAGCGTGAATCGCAAGGGCAGTCATGAGGATGGCGTGGCGCGTGTGGGTGGTGATGGATCTTGAGCGTTAGCGCTTCTTCTTGGTTTACAGCATAGGGTCAACCTGTCGGATAGACAAGGATGCCCAGGCGGTCGATGACCTGACTTGGGTTGTTTTCTGTCCGGAAAGAAAATGGAAGTGCCGCATTTTTGAGTATTTTTGCGGCGACGAAAGCCGAATGATGGCAGCCTCAGTATTGTCAGACGAGGACAGTCATCATGTCAGAGGCAGACGCGGAGCAGACCCGGGCGTCCAGGGGTCCAGGGGTGGGCGCTGGCTCTGGGGAGAAGGTGCCGCGCCAGTTGTCGCTGGCGTCAGTGGAGCCGTTCCAGTTGACCAAGCAGCAGTACGCCTATGCGGTGACCCGGGGGCGGTTGCCTGCCACGATTCCTGACTGGCAGTGCAAGCTGATTGCCGAGGGCTGGGATGAGGCCGCGTTTAAGGGCATCAGCCGTCGGCAAAGTAAGGACCTGGCGGCGATTACCTCACGCTGGAACGCCATTCCGGCGGTGCAGGCGCAGATTGAATATGAGCGGGCCATTGCCATGGAGACGCGGCTGGCGGAGCCGTTGCGGGCCTGGGAGGCGCGCATGGAGCGGCTGATGGCGATGGCGGCGGGGGAGCTGCCGCAGCGACGGACGGTGGACACGGGCGCGGCGCGTTGGGTGGAGGTCGAGGGATTGCAGTCCAAAATTCCCAACCGCGTGCTGGCGGTGGAGGAGTTTTACGAGACGAATCTGACAGCCTTGGCCAAGGCCCTGGAGATGCAGGGCCGGGCGCTGTCGGTGTTCAAGGACCGCCAGGAGCTGAGCGGGCCGGACGGCACGGCGGCGATTCAGGTGTTGTTCGTGCCGCCCGGGCAGGGACAGGGGCCGGGGAACGGGCTGGGGATGACGTCGGCCACCAAGGGACCGGCGGAACTGACGCGCCAGGAGGGCGATGACACCATCCTCGGTCGGGGGTGACGGTCATGGCGCGGCGCTCGCTGGAGGAGGAGCTGACGGCCGTGACCCGGGAGCGGGTGATTGCGGCCTTCAAGGCCCTGCCCCCGGGGGCGGCGATTTCGACCCTGGGCCTGGCCTGGTTGCTGGAATGCCTGGAGGAGCATCGGATTCGCTCGGCGGTGGCCTGGCTGGTGTTGGGTGGCCTGGTGGAAGCGACGGGCGCTCACGGGCGCCGGGATCGGCGGGGACGGACCTTTCGGGTGCGGCTGTATCGCTGGACCGGGCGCGAGGAGATCCGCCGGGTCTGCCGGGATGATCAGGGCCGGCGGCAGGCGGCGGAACGGGATGCCCAGGCGCTGGCGGCATCCTGGCTGTCGCGGCGGTGGGCGTGAGGGCAGCCGGACTGATGGCTCTCGACCTGGTGCAGGCGCCCTTCCCGGAGAAGATGGCGGGGCTGTTTCAGCCGGCCCGGTACAAGGTCATGCATGGCGGGCGCGGCTCGGGGAAGTCCTGGGCGGCGGCGCGGGCGCTATTGATTACGGCGGCCAAGACCGTGGGCGGGTTGCGCGTGCTGTGCGGGCGCGAGGTGCAGCGTTCGATCAAGGAGTCGGTGCATCAGCTCCTCAGCGATCAGATCCAGGCGTTGGGCCTGGGGGGCTTTTACAAGATTCTGGATACCGAGATCCGCGGCAAGAACGGGACCAAGTTCTCCTTCGCGGGACTGGCCAGCCATACGACCGAGTCGGTGAAGTCTTACGAGGGCTATGACCGGGTGTGGGTGGAGGAGGGGCAGACGGTATCCAAGCGCTCCTGGGACATCCTGACGCCGACCATCCGCAAGGAAGGCAGCGAGATCTGGATCACCATGAATCCGGATCTGATCACGGGGGAGACCTACGTGCGATTCGTGGTGCAGCCGCCCCCGGGGTCCTGGGTGCAGCAGGTCAACTACCACGATAACCCGTGGTTCAGCGAGGTCCTGGAGGCGGAGCGGGCGCATTGCGAGGCGACCCGGCCGCCGGCGGAGTATCGCAACATCTGGTTGGGCGAGCCCTTGCGGACGGCGGAAGGGGCCTATTACGCGGAGCAGATGCTGGCGCTCAGGGCGGCGGGGCGGGTGAAGGAGGTGCCCTATCAGGCGGGGGTGCCGGTGAGCACGGCCTGGGACCTGGGCTACAACGACACGACGGCGATCTGGTTCTTCCAGTATGTGGCGGGCGAGACCCGGTTCATCCATGCCTACCAGAACGCGGGGGAGAGCCTGGAGCATTACGCGCGCTATCTCCAGGCCAGGGGCTGGCTGTTCGACCGGCATTACCTGCCCCATGACGCCGAGCATAAGTCGCTCCAGACGGGGCGCAGCGTGGTGGAGCTGCTGGGGGGGCTGTTGCCGGGCCATCGCTTCGAGATCGTGCCCAGGGTCGAGAACATCCTGACCGGCATCGAGGAGACGCGGCTGAAGCTGTCCGGGCCGGTGTGGTTCGACGCGGTGGGGTGCCACGAGGGGCTGACGGCGTTGGAGCGGTATCGGAAGGAGTGGAACGAGAAGCTCCAGGCGTTCAAGCCGACCCCGTTGCATGATCAGTACAGCAATTACGCCGACGCCCTGCGGCAGTGGGCGCAAGGCTGGCGGCCGACGACCCTGGCGACGGGGAAGAAGCGGCGGGTGTCGGGATGGCGAGGGGTCTAGGGATGCTAATCGCCAGCGCATCATGGACGGATCAGAGGGTTGACGCGCAAGCGCGGAGTGACGCATGGGCATGGTGATTGGCGGCGAGCGGGCATGGCGGCGGTTCCGGAAGGGGGATATCGCCATCGCCTTGCATTGGATCAACGGGGAACCGGCCATGGTGCTGTTTCCTGCCCACATGACGGAAAGCCGGGTGCAGCGGATCGTGCCGTTCGTGATCCCGTTGTCGGTGGGCCATGAGTACGTGGCCTCGGACGGGCATCCGAACCTGTTGCGGGCGCTCCAGGGGGCGACGGAGGCGGCGATCTGCCTGGGGATGGCGCCGGAGCTGAGTACGGTGCATCGCATCATCGACGCCATTGTCGAGGCGATCCCGGACCTGGTGGCTATGCCGCCGGAGCCGACGGCCTTGCAACGGATCGATCAGGGGCCGGCAGTCGGCGAACTGTCCATCCAGGTGGACGGCCAGGTGGTGAAGGAGGTCGAGGTGACAGACCCGACGGGCGCGGGCCAGTGGAACGCGGACGGGAAGGCAACTACCGAGGAATCCTCGGTGGTTCAGCGGGCGGGGCGGGCGCAGGCCAGGACGTCGGGAACTGTCAAGGATTCCTTGTCAGTTCATCCAGCAAGGCGGGAGCGGGACCGGACCTCGGCAACTGTTAAACAGCGCTTAATGGTTGGCGGCAACAAGAACGTGGCCGGGCGCGGTCAAGCCCAAGGCGCGGGCGGTCGGTCAGCGAGCGAAATGGGGTTAACCACGGCCCGGGAGGACCGGCCATGATCCGCGAAGATGGCATGACCGCGAGCGTCGGGTCCTCGCCGTGGGATGATCCGACCCGCTTCGGGGGGGTGGCGCCGGTGCCGGAGTCTGAACGGGGCAAGGCGAAGCGCAACAACCTGGATTCGCTTGCCAACCGCCGGCGGCTGAGCCGGCTGAAGGACTGGTGCGAACAGGAGCAACAACGGCAGGCGGCGAACCGCTACCAGATGGCCCTGGATACTGACTACTACGATTCGCTCCAGTGGTCCGAGGAGGAGGCGCAGATCCTGCTGGACCGCGGCCAGGCGCCGGTGGTCTATAACGAGATCGCGCCCACCATCAACTGGATGCTGGGGACCGAGCGGAGGACGCGGATCGATTACAAGGTCCTGCCCCGGCGTAAGGAGGAGGGGGACCTGGCGGAGATCAAGACCAAGCTGCTCAAGTATCTGAGCGACGTGAACGGGGAGCCTCTGGCGCGGTCGCGGGCCTTTGCCCAGGCGATCAAGGCGGGGGTGGGCTGGATCGAGGTGGGCATCCGCGGGGATGAGTCGGACGAGCCGATCTATTACCGGGCAGAGGATTGGCGCTATGTGCTTTATGACAGCCAGAGCGTGGAGCCGGACCTGAGCGACGCGCGCTATCTGTTCCGCATCAAGTGGGTGGATGCCGATGTGGCCGAGGCGTTGTTTCCCGAGCGGGTCGGGGTGATCAAGCAGGCGACGGTGGCCACGGCCAGTCTGGGCGAGCACGATGACGATGACCCCTGGTATCTGGGGGCGCGGGTGACGGAGCCGGGGGCGGATTACGCGCGCATCGGCAAGTACCGGCCCTATGACGGCGGCGCCCTGGGGGAGGTGAAGCGCGATCGGGTGAAGCTGATCGAAGCCTGGTATCGGGAGCCGCAGCGGCTGGAGACCTTCCGGTCTGGTCCCATGACCGGTGAGACCTTCGACCCGGCCAATCCCGCCCATCAGCGAGCGGTGGCGCAGGGGGCTTCGGTCTATGACGGGCTGGTGATGCAGGTGCGTTGCGCGATCTATTGCGAGGCGGGCCTGTTGTACGAGGGGGTCTCTCCCTATCGCCACGGGCGCTTTCCCTTCGTGCCGGTGTGGGCCTATCGCCGCAGCCGGGACAATGCCCCCTATTCGCCGATCCGGGTGATGCGCGATAGTCAGGACAGCCTGAACAAGCGCGGCTCCAAGGCGTTGTGGATTCTGTCGGCTAATCGGGTGATCGCCGAGGCGGGAGCGGTGGACGATTGGGAGCAGTTGCGCGAGGAGGTGGCGCGACCGGACGCGATCATCATCAAGGAACGCGGCAAGGAGTTGCTGATCGACCGCGACGTGCAATTGGCGGATCAGCACTTGCGGCTGATGGACCGGGATGCCCTGGCGATCCGCAACGGCGGCGGGGTGACAGCGGAGAACCTTGGACGAGAAACCAATGCCTCGTCGGGCAAGGCGATCATCGCCCGGCAGGATCAGGGGACGGTGGTCACCTCAGAACTGTACGACAACCTGCGTTGGGCGGTGCAGTGGGCGGGGGAGATGGAGCTGTCCCTGGTGGAGCAGTTCTTTACCGAGGCGAAGGTGGTGCGGCTGGTGGGGGACCGTGGGACGGCAAGTTTCGTCGAGATCAACGTCCAGGACCCGGCGACGGGGCAGGTGCTGAACGACGTGACGGCCAGCAAGGCGGATTTCGTGGTCAGTCAGCAGGACTACCGGGATTCGCTGCGGCTGGCGATGTTCGAGTCGCTGTTTGAGATCGTGTCCCGCCTGGCGCAGATGAACCCGGCGGTGGCGATGAACATGCTCGACCTGGTGGTGGAGATGGCGGACATCCCCAATCGGGATGAGCTAGTGGCGCGCATCCGGCAGTTGAACGGCCAGCGCGACCCGGACAGCGAGCCGACGCCCGAGGAACAACAGCAGATGGCCCAGCAGGCGGCCCTGCAACAGGCGCAGCAGCAGTTGGCCATGGCGCAGATGGAGGCGACGGTGGCCAAGCTCCAGGCGGAGGTGGACAAGCTGCGGGCGGATCAGGAGAAGGCCCAGGCGGAGAGTATCAACAAGCGGCTGGAGGCGATGTACTCGGCCCTGCAATCGGCGCAGATCGTGGCCCAGGCCCCGGGGGCGGCGGTGATGGCGGACGAGATTATGAAGGGGGCGGGGTTCGATGATCCGGTGCTGCGGCAGGAACAGGCCATGATCCAGCAGGCGGCCCAGCAGCAGGCGATGCAGCAACAGGCGGCCATGCAGCAACGGGCCATGATGGAACAACAGGCGGCGGCCCAGGCGGAGCGGCAGGCCCTGGCGGACATGACGGCCATGCCAGGCCAAGGCCAGGTGGACCCGCGGGAAGGGGCCATGCTGACGGCGGGACCTTTGCCGGCGGACCCCTCGGCCCTGGAAGGGGCGCGGAGAGGGATTGAGACGCCGGGCAATGATGGGATGCGGAGCGCATGACCATGATGATGGTGGAACTAGGCAAAGCGAGCAAGACCATGAAGATGAGCAAAGAAGAGATGGAGTGGCGGGCGGAACGCGACCTGGAAATCCTGATGGATGCCAAGCGCATCAAGGCGGACAAGGCACGCTATCAGGCGGCGATCGCCCGGGGGCGCGAGCGGCTGGACGGGCTGATGAAGATCGTGGGTGATGACGACGCGGACGAGGTGAAATCCTGATGGGCGCGATGCTGGATGAGGAATTGGAAGGGCTGTCGGCGGAAGAGCGGGCGGCCCTGATGGGTGACGAGGGCGACGGCGCCGAGGACCGCGATCTGTTGAGGTCTCTGCTTCATGACGATGACGGGGATGACGAGGACGATCAGGATGATGAGGCGGACCCGGGGGACGCCACTCGCGCGGCGGCCGCTGCCGCGGCGGCCCAGGGCCAGGACGGGGGAGCCGCTGGCCAGGGTGAGGCGGGACCCGCCGCGGCGGGACCGGAAGCCACGGCCCCGGTGCCGACCGAGTTCCAGCCGGTCTATACGGCGGCGCCGGTGGAGGACTTCGCGGGCAAGATGGCCCAGATTGCCCAGGCGCAACGGGAGTTGGCGACGGGCTACGAGAACGGCGACTTCGATCTGGCGGAGTATCAGGCGCGGCTGCGACAGGTGACGGAGCACGAATGGGCGCTGCGGGAACAACAGCTCAAGGCCAATCTGGCGGCGGAACAACGCCAGCAACAGATGGCCCAGCGTTGGCAGTGGGAACAGGAGCGATTCTTCAGCCAGGCGGTGAACAAGGCGTATCGGGAGGACCCGGTGATCGGGCCGGCCTTCGCGGCGGCAGTGCAGATGTTGGCGGCGGATAACCGCAACGACCAGCGCTCGATGGCTTGGTTCCTGGAGGAGGCGGATCGTCTGACCCGGGCGCGGTTCCGGGTGGGCGGCGAGGAGGCGGGCGCGGCCCGGGGCGGGGCCAATGGCCAGGGTGCCAATGGCCAGGGCCGTGGACGCGGGGCGCCGGTGCCGCCGAGTCTGGGGGGCCTGCCGGCGGCGAGCCTGCCGGAGACCGGGGCGGACGAGTTCTCGCGGCTGGATCGTCTGGAAGGGCTGGACCTGGAACGCGCCCTGGCCAAGCTGACCGAGGCCGAGGTGGACCGCTATCTGTTGGCGCGGTCGGTGTGAGTGGGACGGGCGACGAACGGAGAGCCTGGCGATGCCCAGTTTCCATGATCTGAGGGTGGGCGAGACCCTGTACCTGGCGGGTCAGGGTCAGGTCCAGGTGACCTTGGTGGCCAAGTCGGGGCGCCGGGCGCGGTTGGCCATCGAGGCGGATGCGGCAGTGGCGATCAGACCCCTCCGCGAGGGCGAGGGCGCGACCTTGGGCGAGGAGGAACCCGGGCGCGGACCGGAGGAAAGCCCTCTGTTCGGTTGGACCGAGGACCCCTGGCGCGAACGGTCGCCACGCCGGGAAGCGGATGGGCACGGTGCTTCAGATCCTCATGCTCGTCAAAGCGCGGTCCGGTACCGGGAAGCCGGCTAAACAGGCGCGACCAAGATTCTGCAAATGCTAATCGCGCGCGCACAATCCTGAGTACAAGATCAGGTTAGCGCGCAGGAGTGCGCTCCTGGGAGTTGTTCACTTCCACTGGAGCGTATTCCATGGCCAAAACCATCGTTGGCGTCGGCGACGCCAAAGCCATCAAGCGGTTTTCCGCTTTCCTGGCGGTCGATAGCTCGCGTAAGAGCTATTGGAACCGCAAGTTCATGGGGACGGGCGAGAGCGCCCAGACACCCCTACAGACCTTGCCGCACCTCGAACGGGATGCCGGCGACCAGATCAGCTATGACCTGGTGATGCAGCTCAAGATGAAGCCCGTCCAGGGTGACGCCGTGCTGCGTGGCAAGGAAGAGGACCTCAAGTTCTACACCGACGCCTTGTACATCGACCAGTTGCGGGGCGGGGTGAATACCGGCGGCAAGATGAGCCGCAAGC